TTGCATTTTCACCACATTTATGGGCGCCTGCGGCGCCTATTTCACTAATGGCGGGAAATTTCCCGCGCGCGCCAATTTCTAAACTGGCGCCATACCACAAAAATTTAAAAAAAGGCGCGCGCGGGCTCATTAGAATACACACCCAAATACGTCACACTTAATTTACATAAAAGTCACCATAAGTAAAATGCAGGTTCCGGATGGCTGAGTTTATGCCGCCAGCGGTCAGAGCCATCAGACCACGCTCTGACGAGCTGGGCGGGTGCCGGAGGCTGTGCCGCGCACTGCCGGAGTCAAGGGGCCTTTCGGGCAGCGAGAGTCTGGCGGAACGGGCCTAACCGCATGGATCCTGCTAAGATCTGGTGGCACAGCTGTTTACTAAGCCACAAGAGCTGGTGCAACTGCACAGAACCCAGAAACCACTTACCAGGATGGCCTACTTCAGAAGGAACTTCTACGGAGGACGGCGACATTATTACCGACGCAGAAATGCTTACACTCGCCGAAGATACAGAAGGGTAAGGAGACGCCACAGAGGCCGACGCTTTCCTTACTTTAAACAAGGCAAACGTAGACGGACCAGACTATTACATGTCACGGATCCGCGCTACAAAGCCCACTGTACAATTACAGGATGGGTGCCTATAGCAATGACTAGAATTCAACTTATATCTCAGCCTTTTACCGTCGATACTCTTAGTCCATTTCACGTGTATCCCGGAGGATATGGATACGGAGTATTTACTTTGGAAGCAATGTACAAAGAACATTTGATGAAAAGAAACCGCTGGAGTAGATCCAATGCCGGCTTTGACTTAGGAAGATACTTAGGCACATGGCTAACACTAGTGCCTCATCCATACTTTTCATACCTATTTTACTATGATCCAGAATATGGTAACACATTCGAATTTAAAAAACTAATACATCCGGCCATAATGATAACACATCCTAAAACTATACTAGTTTTAAGCAATAAAAGAGGAGGAAACAGAAGAAAATGGCCGAGAATGTGGATACCTAGACCAGCTATATTTGCAGACGGATGGGAGTTTCAAAAAGACTTATGTCAACACGGACTATTTGCATTTGGTTGGGCATGGGTTGATTTAGACAGACCTTGGATGGCTGACATAAGTAAACCTGCACAAACTATTGATCCTTCCACTTATGATAAAAAGAATGATATGATAAACAAAGTTCCGAACATGTGGTGGAAAGAGGCAGCCAACGACTGGCTAACCGAGTGGGGACGACCACAAGGTAGCGGAGTCACTCAACAATTTAACCAACTTGCTATGGCTGGCCCATTTGTACTAAAAACTAACAAAAGTGAATATGTTAACACGGAACTTCTTCAAATCATTCTTTTTTACAAATCACACTTTCAATGGGGAGGAGAATTTCTACAAGACAAAGTACTTGCTGATCCTACAAAAATTCCTCCCGCACAGACTGCATACTACCAACAAGCCGGACAAACCAACCTCTACGGCTCTCCCTATAAACCACTTTCAAGCGGACTTCATGACAGCATTTCAGAACTACCTATCGCCTCACCACCACAAAACCCTCATAAGTACACCGTGCGACCCAGCGACTATGACAAGGACGGAATCCTCACAGAAGAAAGTTTCAGACGCCTTACAGACTCTCCTTACACTAGCGACGGAGGACATTCTTTCTCCTCCTTCTCCACAGCATCAGACCCGCTCGAGGGTACCAGCAGGTATGCGCGGCCGCTGGGCCGCAAAACAACTAGAGAACCCAGCAGACGCCGAAAAAGACGCCGCAGATCACCGTCGCCGGAGGACGAGGAGACAGCTCCGATACCGCCAAAGAGTAACTCGGAGCCCTCCATATCCGGACCTGGGAGAGCCACTAGAAAGCAGCTCCTCCAGCGACTCTTTAGACGCCTACTAACTTCGTCCCCACAATAAAATTGCGTTGTACCACAAACATGCGTTGTCTTCTGTGACTTAGGGTTAGGATATGGATTATGCTTAGCCACCGCTTACCCCGACCACCGCCCCCAAAAAAAAAAAGTCCTCCACATCCCCGACCACCACCCCAAATAAAAAAAAAAACTAGCCCTGGACATAGTCCAGGGCCTAACCCTAAGTCCCAGGGGGGGGGGACAAGCCCCCCCCCCTGGACCCCCCCCCCTAAGGGGGGACTTCGTCCCCCCTAACACCCCCC